TAACCCCTAAAAGGCACATAATGTGCGGTTTCTTGGGTTTATGTACTTTTGCAGAAACATTGGGTTTTTAGGTGGTATTCGTGGGGTAGACCTTGACAATACGTGCGTTGTGTGTGGGGTGGTAAGGCCTCTATGTAGTAAAATCCCCAAATGATACACATGTATCACTTTGAGACTCTACTATCTCACAATGAGACACCGTATCACTTTGAGAATGTGACCCTCTGAGCTGGGGAACTGGTAGGACCAGGGGGGTAGGGGGTGCCTGGAGGGACGGGGGCGGCTTGGGTCCCATGGGGGAAATAACACCCCTTTGAACACGATTTCATTTGAAACACTATGAGAGGAGAGGAGAGGAGAACTGTTGTTGTTTCTCTTTGTTGTCCACCAATGATGTAAAGGATTCACCCGTACCACAGGGCTAACAAGAGACTAGAGCCTTGAAAGCACGTCTGTCAAATCTAATTTATAAGTCCCTGTTATTGCTAGACCCGCAGCAGTCGAATATGCTTGACAGGAATCCTAGATCTACCCCTTTTCTGACCCATAACCCAGGGGTAACGTGAGGCTAACGTTATGAGTGATGGACTGGATAAGTGGCGTAAGTGGCCCTCTGCACCTGAGGAAGAGCGGCCTAAGGCTCTCTACGTGAATGAGGGTTTGCCTGAGGTGGTGACTGACTGGTTGCGCGAGGAGCGTGGGTGGAAGGTGGTGGATGTCCGGGTGATGCCCAACCGTTCCGATGGTGACCGGGCTGAGAGTGTGAAGGCTTTTCTGGAGGGGGTACGGTGTGGTTCCATCGAGGCCAGTAAGGATCTCCTGAGATATATAGAGCTTGAAGCGCGCATCTGTGGTTTGTTGTCGAACAAGCAGCGAGCAGATGATATGGTGCCAAAAGTGGAGGGAGACACTCTTGAGCAGATTCTCGACTTCGGAAAAGGAAAACGACAGAAAGCAAGTTGAGCTTGCTAAGAAGATTTATGACCCTGTGCTTGCCCTGCTCAAGGAGCTGCAAGAACAGAACGAGGAGCAGGACTGATGGCGGATTATGCAAAGCTACACATCAAGGGTTTGGTTTCAAAGAACTCTGACTACTCTGACCCAAGGGTTTCCTTGGCCCCGTCTGCCTACACCCTGACGCCAGACGAGTACCTGCACATGGAGCTGAACTGCGACACGGATGGGGAGATCATCAAGACTGATCGCTTCGATGGTGGCGTAACGCTCTGTGTCATTAAGAACAATGACTCAGCGATTGTTGTGACCGCCCAGTTTAACACAGCGGCAGACACTGATGTTGACGTGGCTATTCCCGCTGGTGGGATTTTCGTGACTCCTGACTTTGCCTACGCTGGTGACCTAACACTTACATCAGCAAGCGGTGAGCCTGAGTGTGAAATTCTGATTATCGGCACTTGAGATGGATGACCGCGAAGTACTGGCGCGAGCTGACCAGATACTGCGGATGGCTGACATCAAGCCGGAGCAGCTGACTGTTGATAACTTCTTTGGCTATGCCGAGAAGGTGTCCGACTGCATCCGAGATTGGCCTCAGAGGAAGAAAGACGAGACTCCCTGGCTCATGGACTGGGCACAGCGGTTTCGTGGCTTATACGACAATTTCGAGCGAATCGTGGCTGCTGACCCGATGATCCTCTACCGGCCAGCTAACCGAGCATCCCAGGAGTTCCACTCATCGAATGCTTTCATCCGCTACTTTCGAGCCGGGAACCGAACATCCAAGACTCAGTCCGGTTATGCGGAGCACTACTTCGTCACCACTGAGCAGCACAAGTGGCGATACTTCCCTACAGGGCCACACAGTACATTTATCGTAGGAGTTAACTTCTCAAAGTACTGCCCCAGTGTGTTCGAGAAGAAGTTCCTAACGGGGGAGCAAGGGAACCCATTGAGCCCCATGTTTCCTCAAGGGGGGAAATGGCTCCATCGATACGACGAGCGCAGGCACGAAATTCAGATTGCTTGCCCCAGGTGTGCGAATGCAGGTAAGGCTGCCACCTGTCCCCACACCAAAAGCACTATCAGACTTTTCTCTGACACAGAGGGCTGGGAAGTGTTGCAGGGCGGGGCGTATATCCTGGGGCACTTTGATGAGCACATCGGTGAGGACTTCTTTAACGAGAGTATCCAGCGCTTGCAGACTGCGGGGCGCTCTTCGTGCCTTGTCGTAACGGGCACACCCCTTCATGGTCATGATGCTTGGGAGCACCGACGTCTGACAAAGGTTTTTCTAGAAGGCCCGCCCGCGAACCGAATCAGCCCTGAAGACGCAAACAGTGCGCCGTTTGTTAGCTTGCATGAGATTGACCAGTTCGAAGCTGGTTTGGTCCCGCACGAGCGGATTCGAATGTCCATGAAGATTATGGATGAGTTCGAGGTGGAGTCCCGTGTCTATGGTCGACCTGCTCCCCTTGCTAAGAATCCTGTGTTCAACCGGCGGGTGTTGGCTGAGATGCGTAAGGACTCGAAGGACCCTCGGCGTGGAAACCTTCGGGTTGAGAGCGACACCTTGATCACAGAAGTGGTAGACGCCACCAGGTTCGGGTATCATGAATGTGGCGATGGACCGCTTCGGGTCTGGCAACCTCCCGAACCAGGCCAGCAGTACATCGTTTCCGTTGACACCGCTAAGGGATTAGCTGGTGGAGACGCCAGCTGTGCCTCTGTGCTTAAGGTTGCTGGTAGCCAGCTTTCCCCAAGGCTGTCGCTAGTTGCTCAGTGGCACGGCTGGATTAACCCCCTCATGTATGCCGAGGAAGTGTTTAAGCTCGCCGTTTGGTACAACAGCGCTCTTGCTGTCATAGAATTGACAGGTGGCTATGGCGAGGCAGTAATGCTTCGAATGCGGCAGGACTTCTGTTACTGGAACATGTTTCGCGACGAGACGAACCACGCGCAGGCAGAGCACAGCATGGATAGCCGGTATGGTGTTGAGACGAACATTAGAACCAAGCCATTCATGGTTGCGGCGCTTCAGCAGTTCGTAAATGACCGTGCGGTTGACATATGGTGCGAGGCAACGATTAGCGAGATGGTGGCGTTTGAGCAGGAGCGAACCCAGTCAGGTCTCACCACTCGTTTTCGAGGGGTGGGTGGCTCACATGATGACCGGGTAATGAGCCTTGTCATCGGAGCTTCCGTGGCGTTATCATCACAGACATTGGACTTCTCTCAGAGAATTGAGCAGCCCGACATCGAAGGGCAGTATGATCAGGAGTGGTTAAAGATCCACAAGGAGATTCGCAGCGATGCGGAAGTGGACCCCTTTGACTTCAACTAGGAGGCGAGATGGAACCGGGACTGATAATTCTGTCGGGCGGAATGATGGTGATGACAGCTCTCGCCATGGTCTCCCTATTCAAGACTCAAGGCATTCTGAGGGAGCTACACCGCGATCATGTGGGAATCATAAACAATGCAATGATTCACCTCAAGGCTCAGAATGCCCACGAAGCTGCCGAAGCAAAGGCACTCGAAAAAGAAACCGACGTCAGGATTGAGATGCTCAAAGACGCAATGCGTCAAGAGCAAGAGGCTGTTGAGAAGCTCGACGAGCCCCGGTTTGTTAAGACCGAGGGCGGTAACACGATTGATATGCGAGATTACGAACTGGTCTAGGAGAAGAAGATGGCGAGCAATTTTGACGAATGGCTATACTCTCATTACGGAACCACCCCACCACCCTCAATGCACCTGAGTCCGCAAGGCGCCCCCTCAATGTATCAGTTCGAGGGGCTTGGGCCTGAGTCCATTCCAACTCCGCAGCAATACGCCCAAGCGCAGGCCGCTGGGCAGGCTCTCAGGAATCCCCCCGTTGGACCCGATGGGATGTTTCCAATGAGTCCCGGCTCAGAGGAGATGAAGCGGCTTGAGCACATGCAGAACTACCCGTGGCACTACGGCATGGGTGAGCGACCACAGGCACCAGCACAACAGGTGCCGCAGATGCCACAGGGTCAAGAGGATGCACTGCGTCAACAGCTGGGAGCTATGCAGTTCAACCAGTACCCAGAGATGCAGGCTCGTGGGCCAGACGAGTCGTTTCCGTCAGACATTGCCCCTCAGGATTATGCTCAGATTCGAGACATGACTGCGCAGGCCTACATGGAAGGAGGGACCGCGATGCCGGCGACTTACCGCATGTGGTACGGGCCCGATGCTCCAGCACCACAGCCCCCGGCCAACCTGGACCAAGAGGCAAGCCAAGGAGCGGCCCGGCATCAGGCAGAGATGGCTGCCATGCAGCCCGCTATTCCGGGCGGAGCCCAGTTGGGCGGTCAGCAAGGAGCACCTGAGGAAATTTGGTGGCAGAACTACAACGCGCTGCCCGATCCCGCCCAGGGGTATCTGCCAAATGTTAATTGGGAACACCCTCTGTCCAAACACAACATGGTTGATCTTCCGAGACAGAAACAGCAAGAGGAATTCATTGCGGCCTTTGGTCAACCACCATCGCCTGGCAATCAAAACCTTGCGCAGATTCGAAACGAGATGACTGGTCGTGATTACGGTCTGTATGGGGATTATGACCAGGCGACACAGGACATGCTTACAGCTCTTTCTGGACCTGGGGCGGAGGCATACAAAGCTGCCTTACCTGGGGCGGAGGACCAGTTTCTTTATGGAACAATAGATTCACCGGATGCACCTGCGGGTGCATTGCCACCCCCGGCGGATCCTGGGATCCCACCTGCACCCACGCCAGCACCCCCACCACTGACCCCGCCAGGGGTGGCGGCTGCGCCGCCAAGCACCACTCCTCCGGAGTGGGCTTATTTGGATACGGCTGTACCCGGACAGCAGGCCAAGTTTACGCCAGACATGGCGGAAGCCATTGAGCGAATGCAGATTCAAGCCCGGATGGCTGGTGTTCCAATTGAGATTACCGGCCCCTTGTCTGGCGCCAGGACTCCTGAGGAAATTGCAGAGCTTCAGAGAAGACACGCACTACCGCCAACAGACCCTGAGTACTCCAAGTTCGCAGCTGACCCAACGGGGCGACACACTGAGTCTGGTGGTTATACTGGCGTTGAT